CCGAAGGCTGCCATGGCCTGGAGCGTGGCTATCTGTTGTTTGATTAATTCGGGTTTGGTCCGGTGGTTCATTGGATTATCTCCCATTTGTGATAATGGACAGCCTCTACGGCTATTCCTGCACTAATACCGGATCCAGTAAACGATGCCGTCGAATTCAACGCTGAAATAGTCCATTTGCAGTTCTCGGGCCGCTCGCTCCCAATCAATGCATGTGCAAGGCCAAGCGTTATCTTTGGGGATCATCCCGCAGTCTTCTGCCAGATCTTGCGCGTATTCCTGAAAGTAGGAATCCCGAATCAACGTTTCCCCGTGCTGCCAATCGGGCGACTCTTTGGCTTCGTCTGCCAGCTTGCGCAGCGTGTCCAGCTCGTGGCCGTTCTCCTCTTCCCATTCCAGGAAGTCGGCTTGGTCCTTGGGTGCCAGGTCGTCGAACAGGTGACCGTCCAACAGGTCTTCCTGTTCAGATTCCAACTCTTCGATACGGGCGATGACGTCGCTGGAATCGATGATGTTGTCGTATTTCGTGACGTTGGTCATGGTGTTTCTCCTGTTGGTTGACGTTGATATTAACTAAACGTTTGAAAGAAAAAAGGTTACGCTTGCTATCGTGGCGAATCCGAGGGGGAACCTACCGAAATGGTTCAAGCTTTCACCTCACGATCGTAGATGACGTGCCAGGTTCCGTCAGGCAATTCGACGGTGGCCCTTTCGGGGAAACCGCTAGTCGTTGATGACTATCAAACAAGGCTAGGCTTCCCTGGTCATTCGGTTCGCCCGGTCTCAACATTATCAGGCAGGGATGGGTTGAATGTCGGCGGGGTGATGCCATGGGTGCGAAACATGAGGTTAATCCATTCCTGAGAGGCCGTTCCGGGTCGGCGTAGGCCACGGAGCCAGTTGTATAAAGTTTGGCGCGGGATGTTCAGGGCTAATGCGATCTCCGAGGCGGTCATGCCTAGAGCGTCCCATGGCGGCGGCAGTGGTAAGGCCTTCATTCGACACCCCACGATTTATTAAGCCGTTCAGCTTCGGCCTGGGCTTCCTCGAAGTCCAGATAATCGCAGTGACAGTTGTATTTCCACCGGTCGCTGTAATCTAGGTTTGTGATGACAAAGGCGAACACCTCGCCCATGTATCTGTTATCGACCACTGTATGAAACATTTTATACCTCCTCAATGCTGGCGTACCAGTTCGCGCTTTCGTCGTTGGTTCTGTTTGCCGATGCGGTTGCTTCGGCCAATGTCGGGTAAACATCGAGTCCGTAATAATCTTTGGCATACCCTGATCCAATGTGTATTATGCGTAATCTATATTGCTTTGGCAACATTGGCAGAGGCGGGGCAGGGGCGAGCGGGGCGCACAATGCTTGTTGGTATTCGCACCATGGAAATGTGAGTTGTTCTGATCCAGTGGTGTTCATTTGTTTGCCTCCACAAACCGAGTGATCGAAGTATCGTGTTGGTCCCATGTATGGTCATGGCCTAGCCAACAACTTGAACACCTTGAATCATATTGGCTAATCTCGCCATACCCCACGGTATTGCAAAGGACATCCTCACCGGGTTCCCTGTTGGTCATCCAAATGCGGTTATGTTCTTGTCTTTTCATTTGTTTGCCTCCTGTGGTGTTAGTGGCGGTGCTAGTGGAACCTGCCAAGTTTAGGCAGGAACCGTTAGAACCGCGCTAACCGGCAATAAAATTTGAGGCGTAGGCGAGCAGGGTATCGAGGTTGAGATTGTCCCCGGCGTACTCGGTCCATTGGGTGCCCCAGTCCTGGTATGAAAGGCAGGCCGAGCAGGGTTCCCCGTAATAAAGGTCGCCAGTAATTCGCACGGCAGGACCACCTGTGCAGAGCAGAATCATGTATTCGTCAGGGGTCATTTCCTCGCCGGGGGTAGTCCAGTCTGAACGGACTTGGACATCAAGGGGATCTCCGTCGATGCGCTGGCGGGCGTCGTCTTCATCCTCGCAGTCTTCCGCGATGGAATTCAACTCGGCCAACTCTGCCAAGTCGTCAGATCCCATTTCATCCTCGGTGGCCACGTTGGCGGCCAGGTCTCGCAGTTCCTCTAGCCGCTCCCAGTCCAGGGTTAGGCAGGCCACCATACGGGTGATACTGTCCATTTGTGCGCTGGCCTGATCTTTTGCGCGGTCGGTCTTTTCGTTTTCCATGGTCCCCTCCCAGGGTGTCGGTGTTAGTGGTGGCAGGATCAGCCGCATGGGTAGGCTGATCCGGTTACGACTAGGACCGGGTAAACCGTTGTTGATTGTGGACGCCCCCCTCCATCCCACGGTAACCCATGGCGACCCATTCGGCCCGGTAGGCTAGCGGGTCATGCGGGGCGATCACATAGACACGGGTCATAGCTGCGGCAGATTCCGGGTCTAGCCATTGGATAGCGGAAAACCCGTTATCCCGGATCATGCGGCGTGCTGATTGATATTCGCTGCGGTTCATAATTCCCCTCCCAGGGTGTTAGTTGGATGGGTTCCGGTGCGACTGCTACCGGGCAATCTAAGCGTTGAAGGAATAGCGTCCTTCGTGGGCGATCTCGCTAGCGTCGGTGCCAACCCGGATCAGGATGTTGTGGTGGTAGCCATGCCCGAAGTGGTCGCCGGCCAACTTCCTGGCGGCGGCAAGGTAGCCCTTGACCGTGGTCGCCTTGGTCGTGCCCTTGGATTCGTTGGTGCCGTTGCTGATGAGGATTTGGAGGGTCTGGGTCGCCATGGCTGGCTCCTTGTGTGAATGGGTTCTCGGGGGATGATGGGTTCCGGTGAGACTGCTTCATTGAAGGTTCAGACCGGTTCGCCTGGTCTGTCATCCTCTATAACTAAAGTATAGACTCATTGGGATGGTTGTCAAGGGAATCCAATTAAAATAAATTAAAATGTTTTTTAATAATTAAATCTAATTATTCATCCGGTTGCCTGTGTGGGTAGGCGCGTGTCCGTTCCGGTCTCGGCGGTCTGGTAGATGCGGCCTTCGCTCCCAGATGCGCCCATGTCCCCCGAGCCGGAGCTCTGGAGTCTCCCCTAGGGCGTTGAGTCTGTTCGGCCCCTTCGTGTGGGTAGGGTCAGGCGGCTTGAGCGTAGCGTACGCTCCCCTCTGCCTATCACCCTATCGCCTCCCGCAAGGGATCAGGCGGTAGGGTGATGGGACTACACCCCATGGTCGGAACCGGTCTCTGGTGACCCGTTAACCGCCTTTATCACGGGGCACAGACTAGCGGGTGCCATGCCATAGCGTAGCGGAGGCGGGGCTCTCGCCTGTGCCGCCGGGTCGGGCGACTGCTACACTTAGGGGCAAGGGGTTCCTGACAATATATTGCTATCGCAAGATTCCCCCTCTCGTGTGGGTCGGCGCGTTGATCCGTGGTCGTTGCTCCCTTTTGGGTCGGTCTCCAGATCTGGACCAGGCTTGTCATCGCTTTCATGTCTTGGCACCCCCTTTGTGCTCTGTCACCTCCTTTGTGCTCTGTCACCTCCTTTGTGCGTTCATCTTCCCTTCCTCCCTCTCATTTATTTTCCCGCGCGTGTTCCATACCTATCTTATTCTTTTCGGCCCGGAGGGACGGCGCACCCGCAGCCCTGTGGGGCCTGCTTGGATGGGTCGGCGCTTTCCCTGTGTGGGTCGGAGCCAGATCACCTAGCTAATAAAGATGGTATGGGTCGGCGCATGGGGGGTGGCATGGGGAATGGGTAGAGGCATTGCGAGGAATGGGATTACGCACCGTCATAGCCCGAGCGCATTTTTCGGTTCAAATTAATTATTCCAGAAAAAAGGAAATAATAATCGACCACCACGGACGAGCGTAAGCGAGTCGTGGTTGTGTAAATTTCGAGCGGTATCACCGCGAGATAATTTTCACACAGGTGTGAGAATTTATGCGGGGGGACCAAAGGGGTCTTTGTTTCACCGACCCCTGTGGGATGGGCGTGTTGAAATCCGTCCTACCCCGAGAGGGATCTTTGCCGCATGAGATGTTCAGTTCGGTACATATCTTTTTAAGATCGGGCGCGCGCGCACGCGTTCCATATATATGTGCGAAGATGGAAGTAGTGGATAGGGGAGGGTTACGAAATGTGGTGATCCACCCAAAAGAAGCCTTGACGGGAGGTGTTGGGACTCTATATTGTAACTATTCAGGTAGCAGTAATAATCTGAAATGGTTACAGGTGGAAAATGATCAGAGTGAGGGACGCCAGTTGGATTATGGAAATAAGTGGGACGGTGACGAGGAAGGTGTTCTCTGTCCTTTGGACCACGGCGATTGAGACTGACTCTATTTCGGTCCCACTGGATAGAGAAAAGCTGAAGGGAATCCATAGGCAGAACCTTTGGCGGTCTTTGACGGACTTGGAGAAGTCCGGGGTGATTCAGAGGGGCAAGGATAACAGGGGTTGGGATATGATAGTCATCAACCCTCACATTTTGTGCCCACACTGGATGAGTAAAGAACGACTGACTGAATATGGGTTCATGCCCCATAAAGACGAGATCGCTGCCAATGGAGGAGGAAATGAACATCCAGAAGCGCATTGAGAAACTTGATGCACTGATTTATGCCCTCCAAAAAGTGGGCGCAGGTAAACACCCGACTGTGACGAGGTTGATGGAGGAGCGGGATGCACTGTCCACCACCATCCGGGGAGATGCCCATGGACATAAGTGATGAGGAACATATTATGGCCTTGATTCGGTGCAAACCGAACTATGGTGGCTACACCTCTAATCAGATTGCCATCGATCTTGGCCTCGGGTATCGTGAGGTGTTCGACTTCCTAGTGGGGATGGCAAGGAAGAAACAATTAACCAAGGTTGGGAATTATTTCTGGTATTAGGAGTGGAAATGACAAAATACCTTTATTGCTCTGAGTGCCGGAAGTCGTTCTGGGCACCCGAACTCGCCTCGTATGGTTACACCTCAACCACCCCCCATCCGGACGAGGTTGAGGGTAGCATCACCTTCACCCACTGTGAGCAGCATGGCGGTGGGCTCCCAGGTTCTTACAATGTCGTCCCGTTCAAGAACAATATATTTTCCAAGTAGGAGAACGTATGAACGAAAAGCCAATCACCGAAATCACCCTCGCCGAAGCTGCTTCTACCATCCAGGAACTTCGGGACACGGTTGCGGCCATGTCGGCCAAAATCAATGACCTGATCACCTTACCGGCCACCCAAGCGTCGTCAACTTCGACTTGCACGAGTTACGTAAAGTCTCCGACCCAGGTGCTGGTTTACCACCAGCGCCCTGAGGGGACGGCTGTGATGAAGGTTCTGGGTGCCCAAGTTGACGACTCTGGGACTCTGACCGTCACGGTTGGTGGTTGATTATAGCCTCGTCCAACGCCGAAGATGTGATGTCGTTTCTGGACTGGTCAACCCTCCTGCCCGCCCTTGCGCGGTCACCACACCCCAGCCTGTTGTAAAACCGGAACGCAACCCTCCATCGGTTGTGCTGGAAACTGGGGGTCAACATAAGGAATAGCCTTGAGGGGGTATTGTGGTGGGGATGATATTTTGTATTGACCCTCCATCTATTGGTATGATACTTATACTGATAGATGGAGAGACACACATGGGAGTTCAACGCACACCTGGAACCAGACCGATCTTCGCAGGACCAGACTGGAAGTCTGATGCTGACATTGAAAACGACCGTCTCCGAGATGAGAACGAACGCCTCCGTAGTGAGAACGAGGCACTAAAGATCGAATCAAACCAAGTTCGGGCCGTTTTGAAGAACGCTTCTATTGAAGGGCCTACTCGCCGCCGACGAGAAAGTTAGAGGCCGACATGCAAGTTTGCTTCGTGCCCGTCATCTGGGAGCCAATGCTTAAAACATTCAGACCTACCGAGGTCAAAATCATGGTGGCATTGGGATTGTTGGCAGACGGTCGGTCCCGGAATATTGAATTTCGCACGGATGATCTGGTCAGGGTGTCTGGCATCGCCAGGTTGACCGCCCAGAAGTGTCTGAAGGCCCTACAAAGCCAGGGTGTTATAAAAATCCTGGCTATCCGTTCGGGGGCCGGTGGCACGACAACTGTAGACGTTAACCAATCATGGATTCACCTAGGGGGCCGATAATGGCAGACAAGGCCAGTCAGGACGCTCAGGTCAAACTCGCGCTCAAGTGGTTGAGCGATATTTCTTCCATCGGGAACAAGAACGCTTCCACCATCAACGCCATCCTCCAGTCCACTCTGGTCGAGAACGCCCGCATCCGGGGTGTCCTCATGGACCGACTCGCCCCGGCGCTGAAGGCCACTGACGACAAAATGATCAGTAAGGATAGCGTTCTGTTCGCCTTGATCCCGATCCGTGACCTCCTGGGGTATACCACCCCATACGTCGCTGCTGGTCTGGTTACCCCTCCGGTGAAGTGATGCCGAAGGACGAGGCTTATACCCCTGGTGGACTGGTTGGGATGCTGCCGATGACACTCCGGGATTCGGTGTCCCGATACCTGGAAGAGAACGCTTGCATGGGCACAGGCGACCTCCGGCAGTCGGTGACCATCGAGGCACTACAGCGAACGGAGCAACAGGACTACTGGATCATCAACCGGAAGCGGCTATCCCGAAGCGAGGTCATGGAGCTGATCCTGGATATGGTAGCCACCGGCTATTCTATCCCAGCTCTGCTGGCGATCCCAGGGTTCCCCAAGAGCCGAACGGTCATGACCTGGATCAGCGAATATAAGGCATTCTCGGAACTGCTGGAGGTGGCCGAGAAGATGCGGGCTTCGATTCTGGCGGAACAGGCCATGGAGATTGTGGATGCCACCACCGACCCGAAGATGGCGTTTCGGGACAAAACCCGAGCCGACCTTCGGATGCGAATGGCAGAGGTGTTCCATTCCCGTAAGTACGGGAAGAAGGCACAGGTGGATGTCGTTCACCATGACGACCTGTCCTCCCCAGAGGTCTGGAGCCGGTTCAGTTCCATCCTGACTGTCCATGCCAAACTCATTGAGGAAAACACCGGGATCAAGATAACCCTCCCGGAGCAGGAGGCGGTGGTGATTGATGTGGAAGAAGTGAAGATAGACGAGCAAGAAGCGATTGGGATGCAAGGCGATCACACTGACCCTGATGAATGGGGCGATATCAACTTTGAGGGGAATGATGAATAACGAACCGACCAACCCTGTGATTTTGGAAGTCATCGAATCGGTTAAGCGGATCTTCGACCGCCTGGACCGGTTTGAACTTGAACAAGAAACGATAAAGGCCGAGATGGCCGTTCTTCGCAACCGAGTGGCCCGAAAGGTAGGTTAGTTTGGACCCGGAATTCCTGTCCCGTGAGATTCAGTCGGTGTTTTCCAATATGGAGATCCCGACTACCCCAAGAATCTTCTATCTTAACCGTTCGCAATACCTTAACTTAGGTGGTTCTGATGAGGGTTGGGATTCCCTCCCTGAAGGCGTCGGTAATCTGAAAATGCTTAGATCGTAGGGGGTAATATGCTGTTTGATGTGAAGTGTTTGGACTCCGACTGTGGGAACACGGACGAGATTCTGGCCCCCTTCTACATGAGGGACGAACCCTACGAATGCTCCAAGTGCGGTGGGCCGGCCAAGCGGGTTAAGATATACCGGACATGGTTCACCGTCGATAATCCGATCATATTGAGGGACTAACCTTGTCCAGGATCACCTAACCTAACTGGAGTATATATCAATGGCAAGGCATGATGAGCTTTCTGGGATCGCACGGGGCCTTGATCTAGCTAATATCGCACTCCAGAACGAGGCCGAGAACGCTTTCCTGACCCATTTGGTGGCCAAGGCTCCCTATGAACCCCAGCGGGAGTGGTGCAACTCCTGGAAACGGATCAAGGCCCTATTTGGGGCTAACCAGTCGGGTAAATGTCTCCGGTATGGGTCAGAAGTCCTCATGGCTGACGGGACGATCACCGAGATTCAGCATATTGTGGTCGGTGAATACGTCACAGCCTACGATTTTGGGACCGGGAAGTTCGTTCCTGCCCGAGTGAGTGACACTTTTGAGAACCCGGCACTCATGGTCCATCGTTTCAGCCACCCTTTTGGGATTTTGGAGTGTACCAAGAGCCATCGGGTGTGCATTATGACCGAGAAGGGGACCGCTGACATGAGCCGAGTGGTTCGTGCCTGTCGTAAGGGGTCGCCCGTGGTCGTCCGTGACTCCCAGGGGGCACCGACCCTGGCCAAACTGACCTACGAAGGGCCGATCCTCGAAGAACCGACCTACGACATCCAGATTGACCACCCCGACCATGCCTTCGTCTGCAACAATGTGGTCGTTTCCAACAGCCATACGGCAGCTTACAACCTCGCATGGGATGCAACCGGGCTTTACCCAGACTGGTATCAGGGTCCGAAGACGGCGAGAGGGATCAACGCCTGGATTATCGGTGACACGACCGAAAATACCCGTGAAGCTTGCCAGAAAAAGCTATTTGGACCTGACGCTACCCGTCCAGGGTGGACCGACCAGCCTGGGAAGGAAGCCCTGATCAACTCAAAATATATCATTGGCCGGCCTTCCATGAAGTCTGTATCAGGAGCCATCGACACGATCAAGGTCAAGCATGTCCCGAGTGATACGACCAGTATCTTGAGTTTCAAGAGTCACCAAATGGACACCCAGTCTCTTGCCTCTTGGGCTGGTGATCGGGTCTGGATCGACGAGGAAGCGCCCAAAGAGATCATCGACGAAATGATCGCCCGTGTGTCCACGACCAAGGGTTTCATCTACGTCACCCTATGCCCGATCAAGGGCCTGACCCCGCTGGTGAAGTTCCTTCAGGACAGTTCGGAAGGACCGGATGTGTTCCTGACCCGGTTGACCTATGACAATATCGGTCACCTTGATCCCGAAGTGAAGGCGGCCAACCTGAGACTGTGGGCCAGTGACCCGGCCATGATGGCGGCCCGGTCCCAGGGGCTTGCGGTCAGCAACACGGGGTTGATCTTCCCCTTCCCGACCAAGGACATCCTCTATGACCCTGCCGACTTCCGCATTTCCCCTCGGTGGAAGTATCTTGGTGGACTAGACGTGGGTTGGCGGCATCCTACCGCTGCGGTTGCTGCGGCATGGGATCCTCAATCGGACGTTATTTTCGTATATGCCAGTTATGAACAGGCTGAGGCGGAATACTTCTACCACCATGCCAAGTTGCAGAAGTGGGGACCATCCATGACGTTTATGATTGACCCCGCATCCGACCAGGTGAATCAGGGCGACGGCACCAAGATCCTGGAGAAGTATTGGAAATTGGCCCATGGCGAGAATTATTTAGACATTGACGAAGATAAAAGAAAATATATCAAAGCCAACAATTCATTCCATATTGGGATGGACGAGATGTGGCACCGGTTCAACTCCCGTAGGCTTTTGATCCGTAAGGATTTGCGTGATCTTATTGGCCAATATGGTAGTTACGAGTGGAACAAGGATGGTGACTACCCCAAGCGGGAGACTCCGACTGTCCGGTATGACATCATCACGGCCATGCGCTACATGACCCTCGGAATAGAGGAACACGCCCACCGTTTGGATGATATTGCCCCATGGATGGAAATGGACGACTGGGGTGCCCGCCCTGAAGTGCCCAATTGGAATCCTTATCGCGCTGGTCGAGATATCCAGGAATAAAAACTTATAGCGCATGGGTGCCCAAGTTGTTCTATCCTCTTAGGAGAGGTTATTATATAACCTCTCTTGGGGGTTCTTAATGGTTGGGGAATCGCAGGGACTTTCATCCATGGCACCAGCGATGCTCCCGTCTCGCGGCCCTGGTGTTGGTGAGGTCACAGCGCCGATGTATGGGCCTAACAGCACCCCACCTGGTGGAGAACCCATTGGTGAAGAAGTTTTCAAAGACGATGTTGAACTTGATGCGGTCAAGAGGCTGATCGGTCAGTTTAAGAACGAGTTGGACCTTTCTGATTTTGCGCGGCTGACCAAAGAACGCGCATGGATCAAGGTTGAGAAGTATTTGCAAGGGAAGGACGTTAACCCGCCCCCCCCCGGCTACACAGAATCGACATTCTTCTACCGCCGCCTTCCTCGGATCACTCAGATCGGGAAGGCGAAGTTGTATAAGCATGTCTGCCCTTTGCAGGGACGCCCGTGGGAGATCAAACCGTCCCCTCGCCACAAGCAGGGCGAGATTTCAGCGCAGGAAGATGAGCGGATCACCAATCTTCGTGAAGAAATTGAAGACATCCAGGAAGCCCATGAGGGTGAGAACAAACTGGACGATATGTGTGAGTTCATGTCCAACCTGGGAACCTGTGTCGCGGTCGGCCCCATCCAGATCAGCCAACCTAGGCTTCGATGGCAGGACGGTGCGGAAGGTCTTGAGGGTGAGGACGCTCTGAAACCTATGTGGGAGTTGTATGACCCGAAAGAGGTCTACCCCGATCCCAACACCAAGAAGGCCCAGTCCCTTGAATACGTCCATTTCCATCATGTATGGTCGGCGCACCAGATTCGGTCCCTCCAGGAAGACCCTACCTTCATCAACAGCGAATTGGCAGGTCTTTTGAAAGACCTCGGGCCTACTGGAAACTGGGCACAAAACATCAAGAAGTGGGAGCAGACCCCTTATCCGACCAACACGACTAACGCTTCCCTTTCCGGGTTCTGTGTCTGGCGTCGGATTGGTGTTCTGACCTCCGAGGCGCTTGAAACGCTCGGGGAGAAGTTCGGTAAGATCGATGGTCTGGACAAAGACCAGATCAAATTGATGACCGACTCCATGTGGGAAATTTACTGGTGTGAAAACCGTATTCTGAAGATCAGCAAGCGCAAGTTCCAGCCTCAGAAAATGCCTGTCCAGTTCATTCCCTTCCGGCGCGATCCGGCCAGTATCTTCGGTATCGGAGCAGGGGAGAGTGCCTTGGAAGTCGTCGAGATGTTGACCAATATCACCCGGTCTATTGAGGATTCCCTGAATGACACCTCCGGGTTCCAAGTGAGTATCGATGCGGGGCGGGTCGAGAACAAGGATCTCAAGGTCCAGGGACGGAAGACCTGGATTCACCGGTCCAAGGACCGTAAGGGCGAACCCCAGGGCCGCGCGGTCGAGTTCTTCACCGTGCCATCCAACCTTGATTCACTCATGGCCTCGTTCAAGACCTTCGAGGGGATGATCCCCGTGGTAACTGGGTTCATCGAAATGGCGAATGGCGCAGATATGGGTTCTGGCGTTCGCACGGACAATATGATGAACATGCTATGGGATTCCTTGGAAGAATTCATCAAGGATGTGGTCGGCAACGTTGACCGCTATTGGTGGAAGCCTTTCCTCCGGGATTGTTACGCCTGGATTCAGGAATACTACCCACAGCCTGAGCGGTTCAAGTGCGAGGCCGACTTACAGGTCCAGGGTGTCCGTGGGGCTTTGAAACGTGAGATCGTCGGGCGCAAGGCGGCTGACCTGTTCGTCAAACTCCATCAATTCGGTATGCCGGATTGGATCGACGACATCAACTTCATGAAGACCATCGTTGAGGGGATCGGGATGGAGGAAGAACGTGTCGTCCTTACTCCGACTCAGCACACGGAAAAAATGGACCTACTGGCTAAGAAAACGGAACTGATGAAGGCTGCTGGCAATGCCCCTGAAGGTAAGGAACGAGCGCAGCTTTCCCAACGTGATGCCCAGATGAAAGCCTACACCGAAATCCCGGAGGGTGCCGAGGCCGTCAAGTTGGCCACCTTCCGAACCCTCGCATCAGAACTGAAACTCATGACCCCAGAGTTGGAGAAGATCCTGAATGCCACCATGCCCATGGCTATTGCCAGGGATGTTGCCAACCACAAGGCCAAGGAACCCCACCCGGAAGTTGCCCCGCCGACGCCACAGCCGGAGGTTAAGCCATGATTCACCAACCTTCGGACCTCAATGACGGTGCCCGGTTAAGCCGGATCGAATCGTTTACGAAGGACTATGGGGTTGACCCCAACTCGGTTCGGTCCCTGTTCCATGCTGGGAACGTGTTGGAACCTATGCTCAAGCATCTCTACTATGAGTATATGGAGCAACTGCTCAATTGCGATATCATAAAGGAAGGACCGGAGTTACAAGCCCGGGCCCAATTGCTTAGGCGTC